CTGCTGGCGATGTTGCAATTTATTTTCGACCAATGAATTATCGCAATCTCAACGACAACAATCAAATGCAATTTGAAAATCAAAAATTGTTGCAGATATTGCCCAACACCGAAATGAACAACAATGATAAAATGACTGCGCTGACTGCGGCCATGAAAAAAATCACCGATATCACAGTGTCAGCCCTGGCACAAAGTATAGCTACCATTCAAACTCCCACTGCCATGGTCAGCGAACCTGAATACATAGAAGAATTTTTAAAGAATTGTGATCGCATGTTGTTTACACAAATTAGAGATCACATTATAAAATTAAAAGCACAAGCCGAAATGCAACCTATGAAAATAGTGTGCGACGAGTGCACTCACGAATACGAGCAGTCAGTTAGTTTGGATATGTCGACTTTTTTCGCACCCGCCTCCTAGTCTCGGACCCTGATACCATTTCTAAAATTGTGGATCAGATGGACAAAGATATAAAAAATATCCGACGGGAGGCGTTGCAAATGGCTTGGTACATGCGAGGTGGCATCAGCTACGAGCAAGCTCTGCAACTCAGTATCAGTGAAAAAGAAATGATTGGGCAAATAATCAAAGACAACATGGAAACTACCAAAAAATCAGGGCTTCCATTTTTTTAATATGTTAGATCAAGAACAAGTACGACGAGATATTTTAGCCTGGAGTGAACGCTTTGTAGAAGTTCCACATCCAGCACTAGGAGGCTGGCCGCCTTGTCCTTACGCTCGCAGTGCAAGATTAAAAAACACAGTGGGAATTTTTACAGGCCAGGATCCATACTATGATTTACGAAATCGCAGTCAATGGGGCATGGGCGAGTACGAAGTCATAGTGTATGCTTATGATCCTGCAGAATGGACTTATGAATTGTTTAGTGCCAGCATTTCTCAGGCCAACGAAGAATGTTTATTACGCCGAGACATGTTGGCCTTGGAGGATCATCCCAGCGATCCAGAAATAGTCAACGGAGTATCAATGAATCAAGGAACTTATGCCATGGCTCTGGTACAAAAGTTAAGTGACCTTAACGACAAAGCCAAACAGTTGGCCAACAAAGGATTTTATCATTCTTGGCCAGAGTCGTATCTTCGGCCATTGTTCACACACAGAAAAGATCCAAGGTCATGACATATCAATTTGCCAGAATAGATCTAGATAAAACTGCATACATGCCCAGCGTGACCTGGGGATATATCACTGACCGCAGCGAAATTACATTGAAAAAACTGGATGATATCTATAGAACATATTCTATCTACAAACATTTTTCCAGTGTTATGCCTATGTTTCACAGCAGGTATCTTGATCCCATGGCAGACATAATTGGGTATTACGACAATGATCGACTTGTGGCCTGGAGTTTAATTCGGCGATTTGATCAACACAATGCCTTGTGTGATCAATTTGCCTGGACATATCATAATCCTAAAACAAGATTAGGTATAGAAACAATGAAAACAGAATGTGCTATCTACAAAGAAAGAGGGTTTAAATATCTTTATCTTGAGCAAGCACATTTGTACAAATCTGAAATAGACGGATTTGAAATACTAGGACCACTGGAGTAAAAAATGGCAGATTTATATACAATTTGGGCAGACAAAGAAGGCGACATCTCAGACATAGACTGGGTAAACGGAATGAAAAGTTTTTTTGATCATTTGATCTCAGAAGGCAAAATGGAAAGTTATAGAATCACAAGATGTAAAATGGGATTCCGTAGCATTGCTGATATGCCAGAATGGATGATTATTATGGAATTCACTGATATGGGTCAAATGGACAATGCATTCCGACGAGTAGCACCACTCAAAGGTGAACTCGAAGAGAAACACAAATCATTCAATCAATTTGTCAGCGGCAACATACAACATGCATTGTTTAGAGATTGGCCTGATACCAATTTATAACTGCTTTAAGAGAACTTCTTAGCGAAGTTCTATGTCTTTCGCTTGCGCTCAGACATCTTTTTTACTTGACTTGTTTTAGTATCATCTAGATTACGTGGTCACAATTCACCGTATGCACGGTGAAAAGAAAGCATCATCTGAGTGACAGCAGTCATTTATTGTAATGAGATTTGTAATACCACGGTTACAGCGGAGGCGGTTGACCGGTACCCCCTACTCAAGCTTCACATATCAACGGAACCCTAGTGACCCAACAATAAATCCAAGTCCTATGAGCACGGGTTGTATCTTTTTATCAGAGCCCGAACCATTTGTTGCCTGTAGTTAGCAATTGCCTGTGACGCCCAAGTCTGGACCGGGTATCTCACCGTTCCTCAATGGGGGCAGGCCATTGCACCTGCCACAGAGTCAAAAAATCTTAGATCAAAAATTTATGGTATTTTTATAATGCAAAAGAAGTTCAATGAAATTTTTATCAAATAGCTCCAAGGTCACTATGCCGTTGCGATCCCAAAAATCAGTGAATTCATGATTGCCATTGCAATCATTTTTGTATGCACATAATTGTAAAATGGTATTGTGATTGATTTTTATATTGCCTAGCCAAAGTTCTAAAAGTTTTACGTATTTGTTTTGGACTATGTTATTTGTGTTGTCTAATTTTGTATCAGTATTGTAATTTTTGTTTGATAGTATAATTGAAATTTGATTTGGTAATTTTATATTGTAATCTAATTGTATTTGTTGTGCTTGCGGTTGAATAATTTCATCCAAGATACCATGCCGATCTTGTATTATCACGTTCATGGTACCATTACAGTGACCAAATTCAAGAACTAGTTTTAAATTAAAAAGTTGCATTCTTTAGAAATGATATTTTTTAATTCATTGTGGTACTGAGTTCTTTGATCAACTGCAATGTTTAACTCTTTGTTGACCCAATTTGTTCCTGTATGAAAGTTTATGATGTTATATTTATCAGCGTTTTTGTACAACGCTGTATTATATATAATGCCTGCCTGACTGACATTGACTTTTATCACACTGTTATTGGCAAATTGTTTTCTATCTCTAAACCACTGTTTGGTCGCTTCGTAGTCTGCTAGAGACTCAGTAGGGTACCCAGATATCAACAACAGTACAATTTTAATATTGTACTTTTGACCCATGGCCAAGTGCCAGTCAATGTCTTCATTGGCAAAATTTTTTCCAATTTGATTTCTTATTCGGGGTATCACACTCTCAATACCAAGAAACAGTGTGGCATTGGTTTTCTGCAAGATTTCCCACATGGATTCTGGATGATTATTTTTGGGACGTACAATAAATGATCCTTCCCAGCCAATTTGCTCACTCGTAAATTTTGACTGATTATAGTCAGCAATCATTGTCAATAGTTTTCTAAATTCTCTTAGATTGCCATTTGAGATGCTGCTTCTAAAATCAAAATAATTTATATTGTGTTTTTGTATTTGATGCAGCATCTCAGCAAATATACTGTCTGCATCTTTGTATTGGAACTTATTCCACATTTCAATTACGTCACAAAATTCACATGCTCTCACACATCCTCGACTGTCAACTATGGGAATTGATGGTTCAGCATACCAATAAAAATCATAGTCGGAATAATCAGGATAAGGCAGCGTATTGAGATTTGTCACTGGTTTCCATTGCCAAGAATTTATACCAGGATAAGTTGTATTTCCACGCACATATTCAATCAAAGATTCTTCACCGTCGCCTGAGATATAATCGTTTATCAAACCAAGTTCTTTGATTTTTTCTGCATAATCAAACTGAAAAATACCAGGCCCGCCTATCACTATTACACATTCAGGCCTGATCTGTTTCAATGACGCACATAACCATGCAGTAAAAACTTGGCAGTCTTTGGCAAATAAACTCAGTCCTATCAGCGTTGGATTATGTTTAATAATTTTTTTTGTGCAGTGTTCAATCATCGAATTAATTTCTGCCACTACTTCATCATGAATAACTTGATTGTAAAAAAAATCTAGTAATTGTTTTTTATGACCACTGTTTTGAAACTTCACATAAATTTCTGCATTGAGATCAAGCGCAACACTGGTCATGCCATGTTGAGCCAAAGCAGATTTTAACACTGCTGGTGCTGCCAGAGCTCGGTTGGTTTCAATCAATGGCATTGATGCTATAACAATCATATGTTATTCTTGTAATTTTTTAATATGTGATCCGTGTACACGCACCTGTATGTGACCGTTGTAGTAATCATTTGATTCTAATACCTTACGAGAAAACTGTTCTCGTGCTTCAATATAGGAACATTCTGCTTTGCTTGTACAATAAAACAAAATTTCTCTAGAAAAATTTTCAGCACCGTATTTGACTATGTCGGCGGTTAATTCAGGACTGGATCCGTAGTAGTCTCGCCAGTCGCTATCTATCTTGGAGCGTATTTTTTTCTTTTTTTTGACACCATTTTTTTGTTTGACTGTTTTATAAGTTATTTTGGAAAATTTTGCCAATTTTTTACCAATATACTTGCGATTGGAAAGATTGTTTGTGATCAAATAAACAAATCCCACACAATCTTCTGGCAGTGATTCAATGGGATTGTTTTGGTAGTACCATGTCATAGGCAAAATATATTATTTTATATTTTAATTATGACAGTTCTATATCTGTGTTGTAGCTTGTAAAGCCGTTTTCTTTGACAACTTTAAGTATGTTTTCCACACGTCCTGCCAGTTCGTCTCTGTGACTAACCAGCCAGACTGATTTTTGTCGTTCGCGACTCATCTTCTTCAGCAAAGCCAGTGCATTTTCAACGCCCTGGGTATCTAACCCATTATCAATCATTTCGTCAATAAACAAAATATTAATAGGATGATACAAGCTTTCCCACACATCTCTAAAGGCCCAACTCATGCTCAATATCAATCTATTGCGTTCGCCTCGAGACAAATTATCAAAGTCTAATTCGCGTCCTAGTTCTTCAATACTGACAGTGAGATCATTTTGAAATACCACAGTATGGGGGAGCCCAATACGATCTAGATAGTGTGTGAGTCTGGCATTGAGATAACTTAAATTTTGTTCAATGATTTTTTTGCGAATAAAACTGTCTTTGCTGGTCAACAGTTTGAGCAAAAAGTCTTGATGTTCTTGCAATCTAGTCAGTTCATTGAGTGTGTTATAATCAATGATTTGCAGAGCTTGACCTTGCATTTCAGTAATCTGTTCACCGTATGGATCTACTTCTGCGGTCTTGCCCACAATTTGTTTTTGTAAATTTTCTAAAGTAGCACGATGTTGAATAGCATCTTCTTCTCGATCATAAAACATTTTGGGAGGTTGTCCTAAAATACCCAATGCTTTGTGAACAGCTTCAAAATTAGCCAAGTCAGTGGCATGTGTGTGGGCATTGGTCTGCGCAGTGGTTAAATCTTGTTGTTTGCCTGCCAAGACTTCTTCGTGTTTGGAATCATGAAGATCCTGTCCGCAAGCATGACAAGTATGATTTTCCAAGGCAGCTATATCTTTAATCAACTTGGCAATATTTTTTTGTTCTCTACCCAAGTCTAATTTTACACGGCTTATGGTACTGGCTAGATCATTAATATCCCTGCGTTTTTGATCCCATAGCTTATGATTTTTGTGAGCTTGAATTTCATCATCGATATCAATTTGTTTCAATGCGTCTAAGGCATTGCCAAGATTAACAATGTCTTCGTTGTGTTTGGCAGTCCATAAAGTTTGTCTGCGTTTTACTGCTTCTATTTGTTCTTCAATTCGTTTGTTTGCTTCGCTAATTGCTCGAATACGAAATTCTTCTTGAGTTATTGCATCTTTGGTTTCTCGATTGAGCTCTTTGATACGATCTGCCCGCTCACTGAGCATGGTGATACCCAACAACTGCTCAATGATAGTTCTTTGATCATTTGCCTTCAAACTCAAAAAAGGTTCAGTATAAGTGTTCAAAGCCATGATGTGTTTGAACATTTCATGGCTCATGCCCAACAAAGACTCTATAGCATCTTGTGTTTCTCGTGAATCGCCTTGACTGGCATCGTCTGCAGCTTGTTGCTCCCGATTATTAACATAGAATTTTAAAACATTGGGTTTGCGACCTCGTTCAATTCGATAACTTTGATCAGCTATATTGAATTCCAAACTGACCAACATGTTCTTGGTATTGGTCTTGTTTACAAGATTGTCCTTGCGAATGTTGCTCAAAGCATTGCCATACAAGGCATAACTTAATGCATTTATAATTGTGGTCTTGCCTGTGCCATTGCGCGAACCATCTCCGCCGAGATCTAAATTTTCGCCCAAAACCAACGTGAGATCTTGGCGATCAAAATCTATAGCTTGTGTAGAATTGCCCACACTCATAAAATTTCTTACTGTGAGATTTTTTATTTTTAACATGAAATTATAAATTCTGATATATTTTTAACAGCAGTCTAGGGTCAAAAAAATCACTTTCGATGTTGGTTAATTGATCAGTGACAATTTGATCCACAGATTCAAATTTAATATCACCTGGGGCCATATCAGACTCTACGGAATTATTTTTAATTGGAATCAAACTCATTTCCCGCAAACTATAATTTTTTATAAATGTGTCCTTGATCATGGATGCTTCTTCGTAGCTGATACCAATATCAAGTTCTACACGAACATGCATGCCAGCAGTCAATATGGTGTCAGCATTATCAATCAAAGAACTCAACTTGGTCACACGATACAACGGCTGTGCCGGCCAGGCATGGTATTCTGGCTCAGCTCCCCAACCCAGAATCATCATGCCGCGGTTGCTATCGCCAGCATCGGCATAGTTGTGCGGAAAACAGTTGCCAATGTAGTTGACATTTTTTCTTTGTTGTCTCAGATGGAAATGTCCGCTGAAAACCTTGTCCGCTCCGCCAAAGTCGTCGGCTGAAATTTCGCCATGATCTGGCATTTCAACCATGGCGTTCATTTTAAAATGCGGCAGTTCAAAATGACCAAACACATACTTGGATTTCAACTTTGGCACTCGCTTGTAATCATCGCCAACCAACCATGGAGCAATTGTAACATCACCGTCAGTAAACCAATCATTGACTACTTGTATATTGGGTATATGGCGAGCCCATTCTGTGCTATAGATATCTCTGCGATCACGATAATACAAGTCATGGTTGCCAGGAATAAAATAAAAACGGTCAAATGCTGCTGACAGTTTTTCCAGACTTTTCAAACTGTACTGCAAAGTCTGCATGTTTATACTGGCACGATGATGGCTCCAATCGCCCAAAAACATACCAGTTTCGCAGCCATTGGCTCGTGCGGTGCTAATAAACCAATCAATAAAATCACTACAGTCTTGATTGTGTACAAGACTGTTTGATTTCAACCCAAAATGTATATCTGTGCAAACTGCAACTTTTTTAAATAGACTCATTGAGCTATTATACTACATCGTCAAGGCTGGAGTAAACTGGTCCGGACAATGCTACCATAGAATGTTTACCGGCATTTTGTCGAGTCCATGAAGGATTAAGTCCGTTCATTTCTAAAATATCGTCTCTGATATTTTGGTTTTTCTTTTCCAAATTCAAGATACGAGTAAAGCTATTAGTGATAGCGGCAGTATAATACGCAAAAGGGTTCTGCGATTTTGATTCGTCAAATTGCAGTCCAATTTGACTGAGCTGTAGCAAGGCTTGTCCGCGCATTTCTTCATTGTATGTGTATCCTCTCCAGTTTGATCTTGTGGCATAACGCTCGCACAACTTCATAAACATGGTGGCCAACTTGCGAGTCATTTCGCCGTGATCTCTTGAAAACTCGCCTGTTTCTAAATCACCTTTCCAGTGACTTTTACCTACCAAATACGGTACCTTGTTCTCGTCTATACGATAGTGATAGAACGGAGGAAAATTCAATCTAACGTGTTTGGGATCTAGCACAGGCACTTCTACAAGGTCTGCTAGGGGATCTTCATCTTCTATCTCCAATTCAAAAATATCCTGTAGCTTTTGTTTTTTAGCTTCGGCTTTGGTAATCTTTTTAGGAGCCATAGGAATGTGTTCCCAACAAGTTATTCTAAACACAAGATCAGTGTTGGCAATTTTTTTGGGATCCACAATGATACCTTCGCGTTTTAATCTATCTGCACGATTGCGGCGAGCTTCGGCCACAGTTTTTTGATTGATTTTGTTCACTGCTGGCAAAATAATATCGTACTGGTGATCCAACTTAGGATCACGGAATGTGCAATATGTATTTTTACTTGAATGAATTTCTTTGAGAATATCTCTATTGTTGAGATAATTAACTTTGGCTGGGGTTCTAGCAATAGTTTCTGCCACTGGGTATTCTCCTACATATGTATATTTATTGTAGCACAAAAACTCAGGTTGTCAACCTTGATCATTATCATAGCCGATTATTTTACTGGTAAATATGTACATGGCCACAGCATCAAATATAGCGACTGACGCACAAGTACAAGCAATTGCTCAGTACAATGAGAATATTCAGACTGATCAAAATACCATTGACGAAAATACCGCGGCACTGGCTACCTATCAACAAGAAATTAATTCAGCACAGGCCACAATTGAAACTGATCAAGCCAACTTGGCTGATCCCAATCTTGATCCTGCTGCTGTTCAGGACATACAAAATAATATCGACGAAGCTCAAACCACAATAGATACCAACCAAGCTAACATTGCTATTGCCAATCAAAATATAGCCAATGCACAGGCTGATTTAGTCCAACAACAACAAGGGTTAGCAAACGTTGAAGCACAGGCCACTGGCACTGCGTCAGCAGGTGCAGTTGATCCTAATGCTAATCCTCAAGTACCTGCTGGCACTGGCAGTAGCGTGCCAGCATCTCAGATAAACACATCAAGTAGAACTAATACCAGTGCCACAAATGCATTTGGAATAACTTCAGCACAACAAGCATCAATTGGTAGTGTAAGTTCACTGTTGAGCACTGCACCTGTAAATTCAGATGCCCAACTGGCTGCCATTCAACAACAAGCTACCCTGGCCTTGGCCCAGCAACAACAAACCATAGCTGCACAACAACGAGCAGTGAACTACGGCGACTGGCGAGTCAAACTGAGTCTGGCCCCAAATGCAAATTATTTGTACAAGGCGCCTGCCCCGGGCATTCTTGCACCACTGGCCGTGACCAGTGGTGTGATATTTCCTTATATGCCCACTATAGATACATCTTATCGTGCGACCTACAGTAATTACGATCTTACTCATTCAAACTATCGTGGATATTTTTATCAAAACAGTTATGTAGATCAAGTTAGTATGCGGGCTCAATTTACTGCTCAGAACACCAATGAAGCCAATTATCTTTTGGCAGTCATTCATTTTTTCAGATCGGTTACCAAAATGTTCTATGGTGCCAATGATCCTTTGAGAGGCTCGCCTCCGCCATTGGTTTTCCTCACTGGGCTAGGAAGTTATCAATTTTCACAACATCCTTGTGTAGTTACAAATTTTACATATGCCTTGCCTTCGGATGTTGATTATATTCGAGCTCTCAGTAATAGCAATCTGAATATCAATCAACAAAATCAACAGATCAAACAAAGCACAGTGCCCACCAATGGGTCAACCAGCAGCGATAGGTTGGCCAACAACGGTTTGTTACCGGGAGCAACTGCAACACCAAATCCGGCACCAAACACCGCTGACTTGTTGAATTCCCCCACATATGTTCCAACTAAAATGGAAATTTCTATTTCTTTGCTGCCTGTGCAAAGTCGTCAACAGGTCAGTCAAAATTTCAACATGCAAGATTACGCCAGTGGTGCTTTGCTAAATGGAGGATTTTGGTAATGGCTGCGTACGATTCAACAAGTCCTTATTATCTCACTGGGTATAGTCAATTTTTTCTTGACACCATGGTCAATAGACCCATACCCAAGCAACCAGACGACATCTTGTTTCGCCTCAACATGACTTATCAGTATCGTCCGGATCTTTTGGCCTTTGATTTATACAATGATTCAAGACTGTGGTGGGTATTTTATCAGCGCAATCCCAATACTTTACAAGCACCCCCTTTGGATTTTGCAGCAGGTGTTGCTATATATTTGCCAAAAATTGCCACACTGAAATCAGCACTGGGATTCTGACATGTCGTCACCTTTTTTCTATGGCGGATTTAATTTTACTTGGTCAAATTCAGGGACACTACAATACCAGTTTGGCAACGACAAATACGCTGTGGGCACACTGCCTGTCCCGGTGACGCAAGCATCAATTGATGCACAAAAAGGCAACGGAGCAGCTCAAAATAATCCTGCTTTTTTAGCAGCATTGAATAACTTGGATGTTGACGGGCTGAATGCAGCCATTGCCAATGCACAAAGACCAATTGCCAATGAAGCACCAGCCAGTTCCGGAGAAATAGCAGCCAATCAACAAGCTGCCAAAGACGATGGTGCTCTTGATCAAGATCCGACTCAACCACGCACAGTTTTAACACTGGATGGCAGAATTTTACCAGCAGGTCAGGCCACTACACCACCAGCACAATCCATTGAACTGGGACAAAATGCCCCTAGCACAACTGTGGTCAATGGACAGATTGTACCTATCAATCAGGAAGTAGGCACCAACGATCCATTGAAATCTATATCTCAAACCCAGGCTACTCCTCCTTATGATCCCAACATAAATGCAGGATCAAATGGAGTGTTAGGCAGTGGCACTTTTGGAATACTGGATCAAAACGGTAATCCTGTTAACACTGCGGCTGAAACAGGCACATTTGGTCTGTTGAATCAGGCCGGTAGTCAAGCATCTGCTGCTGGCATCCAGGGACAGCTCTATGCTGCTGGACAATTACCTGGAGCAGGATCGGGAACTGGTATAAACAATCCGCTACGTCAAGCAGATGATAATCCTGCTGGTTCCAATGGCAATCCCATAACAAATACTCAACAAGTATTGACACAAACATTTACTGGAGTAATACCCACTCAACAAAATCAACTGGATCAGTATGCCAGTTATACCTATGCGCTTTCTTGGTATCTGTTAACACCACAACAATATACTGAGTTTCAAAATGGTGTAAAAAATTCATCACAATGGTCGTTGTTGATGCAGAGCGGTGGTGCAGCCACCAGTCCCACAGTGGGACAGGACCTTTATGCTGATAATCCTGCTGCTTCTGCTGCCACTGCACTGGCGGGCGGACGTAGTCAATTTTTCCCCTATGACTACTACATGGACGATTTAGAAATAACAACTTTGATTCCATTGGGTGGCACTGGACTGTGTCACAGTGCCACAGACATAAGATTCAAAGTTGTTGAACCCAATGGCATAAGCTTGATCAACAATCTATACAAAGCAGTGTCTACCTTGTACAAACAACCACAACCAGTGGCCACTGGTCCTACCAATACTACAAATGCTACTATAGCTATTCAAAATCCCAACTATCCCATGGCTCATTATTGCATGATCATACATTTTTATGGATATGATCAGCAAGGTAATCTAGTTGCACCTGCAGTTGGTTCCTATAGTCCCAATGGTGTACCCTCCAAGAATGATCCGCGGGCAGTGATAGAAAAGTACTATCCATTTGTGATAGCAAATTTAAAATATCGTATGGCCAACAAACAAATTGAGTATGAGATACTTGGAAAACCTCAAGCGCACTTTTATAATATTGGAACAGATCGTGGAAGCATTCCATTTAACTTTAATATTGTAGGTAGTACAGTAGGACAGATGTTGGTTGGCACTCCGGTCACTACTCAAACCAACACTGCTGATCCTGGAGCAAGAGTTGCCAAACCAAATCCCACAAATATAACTGGAACATCTCCAGCTGCTGCTTCTGTCAATAATGTATTAAAAGATCTAACACTGGCAGTGACCAATGGTGTTGATACCAGTACAGGAATTAATTTTAATTTTTAACCTATGGCCACCACACTTAATTCAGGACTATTATCAAGAGTGGTAGACAGAGCCACTGCATCTGTTAGTGCCAATCCGTCCACGCCACCGCCCAAAGCCCCTGCAGCTCAGATAAAAACCAATGAAATAACTGCCAGTCTAGTAAATGCATTGAATCAACATCAGCAAGATCTAGTCAAAGCCAACAAACAAGAACTAGCAGATCAGTATGTTATAGAATTTGCACCGCCTGACTTGGCCGCCAGCCAGATGAAAAAACAAGGGCAAACAAATGCGCAAACAGCCCCCATGCAAAATAACAATACTGCGGCCAGCGTACTAAATCCGTCAACCAATTCCATAGACTACAACACACAAGGTTGGCAAGTTACTGCTGGAACTCAGGTAGTACAGTTGATTGATCAGATCATGCGTAGCAGCACTTATATAACCAATCAACAATCACAAATTATTGACAAAAACGGCCAGTGCAAGCCTAATCCATCATCAACTAACAGTACTGCTTGGTATAAAATATCAGTTTCGGCTACACCACTGGGCTATGACCATATCAGGCATGATTATGCTTACACTATGAGATACTTGATAAGTCCGTATGCTATCAATCAATCTGCCAGTCAATATTTTCCAGACAGTCAATATCGTGGCAGTCACAAAAGTTACAATTACTGGTTTACTGGCCTAAATACTCAAATATTGAATTTTGAGCAGGAATACAACAATCTTTATAGATTGGTTATCAGTGGTATTGGACAAGCAAATTTTAGCAACAAGCAACTGGTTGACCACAGAGATCAATTCCGTAGAACCTACATGCCAACCAGTGCTCAACACACACAAGGTGGCAACCCTGATTATACCAACGAAGCTGGCGACAATCTAATGGATTTTTTGTGTAGTCCCACTGATCAAGCCAAATGCCATTTAAAAATTGTAGGCGATCCCGCATGGTTGCAACAGGGCGAAGCAGGCCCTGGCATTGGTCCTGCCAGCAATTTTAGTTTTCAACCCTTCAATACCGACGGCGGCATAAATTACGATAGTCAACAAATTGTGTTTGATATAAGTTGGAATCGTCCTAGTGATTATAATTTTAACACCGGGGTTACAGATATTCAAAAAAATCAGTATGGAGAACCCATTGAAAATATTACCTACACAGCGGTCAAATGCAAAAGCACATTCAGCAAAGGAAGATTTGAGCAGGAGCTGGAAGGTCGTGCCTTGATTGAGTACAATAAAACCAGTACCACTGCAGCCGCGACCAATGGGCGACCACAAACAGGCAGTGCAGACTCTGCAACTAACATTGCATCCACTGCAATTATTGGTAATACAGTGATCAACAATTTAAGTTTGAACAATCTAAGTAGACAGGTCAATTCATTGACCACTGATGCCAGTACCTGGGTAACAGGCCTACAAAAGTTTCAAAATTCTAATCCCGCACCTAATTCAACTAGTCAAACACCGCCAAGCAATCCGGGTACACAACCAGCTGCACCACCAGCTCCGCCGACCAGCAACGGAGACGTTGAAAGCACCAACGGTGATACACCACAAGATCAAACTGTAGGTCAAAATACTACAGATACCTCACAACCAATAGCACAGGACGACGCATAATGGCCGGAGAAAATCTACCACGAAGTACAGGCAGGGCAAGTAATTTTAAATTTGACCGTGGAGGCATGCCCACGGAAAATGGACCCTACATAGGAGTAGTCAAAAATAATATTGATCCAACTCGTCAGGGTCGACTGCAAGTCTACATTGAACAGTTTGCCACGGGCACTCCCGACAATCCTAATAGTTGGCGCACAGTCAGTTATTTGCCGCCTTTTTATGGAGTAACTCCAAAATCTGGAACCAGTGCAGGTGTGGGTGGCTATACCCCGGGCAATCAACAAAGTTACGGCATGTGGTTTACTCCGCCAGACATTGGCGTCAGTGTTTTGTGTATGTTTGTGGAAGGCGACCCATCCAAGGGATACTACATAGGATGTATTCCGGAACCTGGGATCAACCACATGATTCCAGCCATTGGTTCTGCACCCAAATCACAAGCTACTACTCAAAATGCCACCCAGGCCAGCTACTTCAATGGGTCTGCCAATTTACCAGTGACTGAAATAAACAACGACAATACACAAATTGCGGACGACCCGCAGTTTTGGAAAGCCAACAAACCTGTACACAGTTATGTGGCAGCCACACTGTTCCAGCAAGGTCTAATCAATGATCCCATACGTGGTCCTATTGCATCCAGCAGTCAACGAGAAAGCCCCAGCAATTGTTATGGCATATCAACTCCGGGTCGCGCAATCTATCAAGGCGGAATGGATGATGTCACTGCCGACAAAGATCAAGCACAACTTCAAGCTCAAGATGTCAATGTGATTGGTCGACGAGGTGGACACACCTTTGTTATGGACGACGGCGATGTGGATGGCAACAACAATCTTGTGCGTATTCGCACATCAAAGGGTCATCAAATCACCATGAGTGATGATGGCAATGCTTTTTATATCTGTCATGCCAATGGACAAACCTGGGTAGAGCTAGGGCAAGAAGGCACACTGGATGTGTACTCTACCAACAGTATAAATCTACGTACAGAAGGTACTCTAAACTTTCATGCTGATCAAGACATAAACATGTATGCTGGAGGTTCATTGAATGTCAAAGGCAAAGGCTATGCCACAATTCAAAGCGATGGCAAACTAGATCTTGCCAGCAAAGGCAGCGTTACGTTATTTGCCACCAAGGCCATGGGTATCAAGGCAGGAACCAGTCTGGCATTGAGCAGTACACTAGGCAGTTGGGGTGCCGGGGCAACTCTGAGTTTGAGTGGTGGCATCATGTTCTTGAATGGTGGTCCTACGCTACCTGTTGATGCGCCCACTGGTATAACCAATTATATTCAACCAGATGTGCAATTTAATGCATCCACTGGATGGTCAGTTAATCCGTCGGGATTGACCAGTTCAGTTACTAGAGCACCCACGCACGAACCTTATCCTTATCACAATCAAGGTGTGCAGGTCAGTGTAAACTTAGGAACTGCACAACCCACTCAGCCGCCAGGAGCGCCTACTATGCCTGCCGATGTCAGCATCACGGCAATCAGCAGTGCAGCAACAGATATCAGTAATGCAGTCACTGATGCTTTTAATACAGCCACTGGAGACAACTTTCCATAATGGCCATATTCAATTATACTTTGCCGTCAGGGTCCACTTTTCAACTGACTGCTCCAACTGGTACAACACAGGCTCAAGCGGATGCCATATTCTATTCTCAAGTAGCGGCCGGCAGTTTAGTGGGCTATGTGCCAGGGCAAACTCTCAGTAGTGGTATAACTAATCTAACTAAATTTCAACTTAGCAGGCTAGATCGAGGCACTGCTGGAGTTGATGATATTGCATTGTTGTCATCAATATCAGGTCTGCCTATTATATCACTGGCCAATGGTTCTACGACCTTTCCGTCATCATTGGGCACTGCACTGACAAATCCAGTGAATGCCGGCAACATTATAGGTATAGTGTCAGACGGCACTGGTTACAACAATGGCAGCAATCTCAATGCGCCGGGTATTGGGCCATTGACTTCGGCTCAGGTACAGGCAGTGCAGGCACAGATTAAAAATTTTGTTGGGCAACCTACCAATGCTATAATCACACCAGGTACATTCAATTCGACTGCCAATAATAGTTCGGGCGGCAGTGCTGCCAGCAATGGAGGAGTTGGGCTAGGTAATGGTATACCAATCTCATTTCCAAACAGTGCAACAAACACCACAGGTGAAAACAATGCGATAGGCAGTACCTATCCAGGCGGGTTAGGACAGTATGGATTCGACGCGTCACAGCTAGAACAAGCAGGTTATTTGAAACCTGGTATCAGCAATTTTATCACCTATGGCTACGAAAGTATCACAGGCCCTACTACATTCCCAATAAACTCTCCAATACAGTATTACACTGTGACTGGTGTACATGGTACTACTTTTTACTGGCAATCAGTGGGCGGGTGGTACAAAGCTCCTACAGACTTTAGATGGTGTGCTTTTATGGATCAGTATGCGATATGGGTTGGGCCACCTGAAGAAGTAACCACTCACAGCTATATTTTTAATTTGACATTTCCTACCACAGGTACCTATACATTTAATCTCAGCACAGACAACGAAGGCAGTGTCAGTGTAAATGGTGTAGGAACTTTTTACTGGGGAGATTTTTACACCGTTGGCACAGTGACCAAAACTATCAATGCTGGTATCTACCAAGTGGTACTCACAGTTACAAACAATGAAGGTCCTGCTGGAATAGCATTGCAGATACTTAATCCTGACAGTTCTGAACTCTGGAATACCTTAAATGCCATCAGTCCCAGTCTCAATCCCAATGGATTTACACAAGGCGGCCCGTTTACTTTCGACGGCAATGGAACATTTCCGCCAATTCCAGCCGGATATGATAAAGTTGGTACCTATCAATACTATGGAATATTCAGTACGGGACAAGCGTTCAGATGGACCAATTACATTACCTATGATGGCCCCATTGGGCCTAACTACATAGAAAGAACTCCGGGAAATTTTATTCAGGTGCTGGGAGCTCCAGGAGTATGGACTGGCAAAGATGGCATAAACTCTTTGAATACTCTTTTGAATAATCCGCTTGTGCAGAATATTGCACAAACAACATTGATGCAAAATGCCTACGATAGTTTGAGTGCAACTGGAGTAATAAATCCTCCTAAATCTCAACCCAGTATATCTCAGGGTCAAGTTTATACACAAAGTGGGTTGCAAGAACTGTCGGCGTTAAGTTTGGATATCAATGCTGCTCTGAGTTTTCCTGGTATTACACGCTCTGCGTTTTCTACGTTGCCAGTGGTTGCATTGATGTCAAATCCTGTGTCAGTAACTTCTACATTGATGAATGGCGCTATCAATAATTTGAATTCTGGTGCATATTCAAGCACAATAGATAGTACCAATGCAGTGACCAAAGTTGTGACAGGTACCACAGCCGCACTGATTTCTACTGCTAGTAAATTTGGCACATTGGCTGTGAATAGTTATTTGAATCAAACATTAGGCAGTAATCCAGTGTCCAAGCTGATATCCTCTAGCCTTAACAGTACCATAAACAAAGTAACCAATCAAATAGTAAACAGTGCATCTAACACACTCACGGGCCTGATAAATGGCACGACCAGCACAGATCAAATTGCTACATTGGCCAAGTCCTCAGATTGGGCCAGTGGTCTAGCAGATCCTAGCACTGCCTTTAATAATCTAGGCGATGGCCTGACTAATGCAGTCAACAATGGAATTGACAATGTTACTAATTACATCGACAATGTTTCAACCAATATTGGCAACACTTTAGACAACATAACTTCTGGCAATTTTAGTTTAGATCCTGCTAGTTTGGTATCTGGTCCTGGACTAGGGCTTGCGGAAAAAGCTCTGGGCATCAAGGGAACCGATGCAAAAAATCTCAATACCGCCATACAGATTGGCACCGCTATCTTCAGCGGCGGCACCAGTCTTTTCACCAATCCTAGCGTAATTAACAGCATAACTGGCCTATTAGGAGGTGGCGGAGCATTGAGTTCATTGAGCTCACTGGGCAGTATACCAGGAGTTGGAGCAGTGTTAGGAGCTTTTGGTGGTGGCGGTGGACTAAGCGGACAAACCAAACAAGCAGCAGGATTCAGCAACACTGTTAATCGCGCTACTGTAGATGTAGCCGTGGCAAAAATACTGGGCAGTAACAAAATCCCCACACCTATATATGAATACCCGTCTATAAAATCACAAGCGGCGGCAACCAACATAACTCAAGCACAAAATGTATTATCTGGCCTACAAGGTCAAGCCACATCAGCAATTAGCTCTGCAGTAAACACTGCGTCTGCAGACATTAGCAGTGCAGTGAGCGATTTCTTCGGGTAAATACAACATGGCCACATTCATTGGATTTAACACTATCAATCAGTATAAAAAATTTACTGTGGTTGATTTTGACCTGATAAAAATTGATCTCTTAAATGCATTCAATATTAGGCAAGGGCAACTAGTAGGGCGCCCGGGATATGGAACCACGCTCTGGAATAACTTGTTTGAAAATCAGACTCAAGAAACTTTGGCCAGTGTCTACAATGAAATACAACGAGTAGTAGCAGGCGATCCCAGAGTGTATGTGGACTCACTGCAGGTATTTCCGCAACAAAATGGATTATTGATTCAACT